CCAAAATATAACATTACGTTCAAACGGTACAGGTACTACAAACATAGAAACATTAACATTTAGAGATAGTATTCTTACAGATACTACTAATGCACCAGTATTTTCGTTCAATCTTACTAATACAAACGGTGAAGCATTTGTCAAATTTGACAACGTAAACGGTATGGTTGTGCCATTTGGTACAGATGCACAACGTCCAAGTACACCTGAAGTTGGGCATACAAGATTCAGCACAACAAATGAATATCTTGAAACGTATAACGGCACAACATGGATAAATGCGGCTGGACAAGTGGAAGCAATTCTTGAAGATGACGTCAGTGAATTGAGCTTCCTTTGGAACCTTATACTAGATTAAAACACCCTTTTGGCTAAATACTACTAATGCAGATAAGACAGACCAAGTCCTGCAGGACAAACTGTGGTCAGCCGGCAAAGAGCTAATGCTGTAAATCAGGCTGGAGGGACAGGATCCCCGTATTGAGGAGTAGAAATGGCAATTGGTCGCATATCCGGTCCGCTCTTAAAGTCCGATCTATTACGTAACGGCGTAGATCTAGCTTTTGAGACAGACCTATTATATTTAGATGTTACAAATCGTCGCATAGGCGTGAGAACAACGAATCCTCAATATGCATTAGACGTAGCAGGTGTTGCTCGTGTATCCGACTTAGAAATTACAAACAATGTTTTCAATGTAGGTAATGTTACTTTAAATGGTAACACAAACTCCATTACCACCACAGCACAAGAATTTACAGTAACTACAGCAGATAGCGTACTAATTGGTAACAGAGTAGAAGTTGGCGATTTAGAAATTAATAGCAACTTTATTGAAAACAGAAATACAAATGCAGATTTGTTTATCCGTGCAAACGGTACAGGTAATGTTAATATTGAAGGTAATACAAATATAACAGGTAACCTTCACGCAACAGGTAATATTACAGCAGATGGCGATATACAAATTGGTGATGCTGATACAGATAACATTATTATTAATGCTGAAATAGCAAGTGATGTTATACCAGATGCAAATGATACTTATAGTTTAGGTACAGCAACTAAGCGTTGGTCAACAGCATATCTTAACAATACATATGTTGACACATTACAAACAAACGACATCGACTTCGGTGATTTAGATCTAGTTTCTAGACCAGGAAATATACTTTATGTTTCAAGTCAAGGTGCTGACACACAAACAGGAACACACCCACAAGATCCAGTAAGGTCAATAGAAAAAGCATTAACACTTGCAACAGCAGGTGATACAGTTTACATTTATCCAGGTGATTACAACGAAACATTTCCTTTAGTAGTTCCGGCAGGAGTTACAATAAGAGGACAAAGTTTAAGAAGTGTTACAGTTACTCCAGATAGTACAACACAATCAGAAGATGCATTTCACCTAAACGGAGAAACAACTGTTGAAGAACTTACAATAAAAAATTATTATTATGATTCAGGAAACAACAAAGGTTACGCATTTAGATTTGCACCAAACTTTACAGTAACAGAAAGATCACCTTACATAAGAAACGTAACTGTTATCACAAAAGGTACAGTAACATCTAGTGATGATCCTTTAGGCTATGACGCAGGAGATGCAGGAGCAGGTGTATACCTAGACGGTAGTGTTGCAACTACTTCGAGTAGAGAAGCGGCAATGCTTTTTCATAGTTGTACATTTATATGTCCAGGTGCTAAAGTTTTAAGAGCAACTAACGGTGCAAGAGTAGAATGGTTAAACAGTTTTACTTACTATGCTGATAGAGGTATTGATGCATTTGATGGCACGGCTGGATTAAAAGGTTCTGGTAAAACAAGAATTAAGGTATCAGGATTAACTGGCAATCCTAATGCTGGTGAAACAATAACATTATATGATGCAGGTGGAAGTAGTGTTGCATCAGGTACAATTGGATCAAGAGACGGAAATTATTTTTTCATAGATGGCAAAGTTACAGGATTTGTAACTACGCCTAGCAGAGCAAAGAAAACTATCAGTGCAAAAGGAAATGCGGCATTAGGTGCTATTAGTACTATTGGCACAGAATCATTATACTTATTAGGATCTACAGATTATCTTGAAACTATTTCTCAACCAGATTTTGGATTTGGTACAGGTGATTTACAAATAGAATTTTTTGTGAACTTAGATGCAATTGATGCAGTACAAACTTTATTTGATTTTAGAGCAGGTAGTGCAACAAATAATGCTCTACACTTATATGTAGGTGCAGATAATAGACTTTATTTAGATAACGGAACAACTAATATTGTTAATCCAACAAATATTCTTAATGACAGTTCTTGGTATCATATTTGTATTAGTAGAGTAAGTGGATCTTTAAGAATGTTTATAGATGGCACACTTGTTGCTACAACAGCAAACACTACAGATTTTGGAACAACAAAACCATTTAAGTTTGGAACAGATTATTCATTAACAAATTTCTTAACAGCAAAAGTTGATGAACTTAGAATACAAAAAGGTGCAGGTGTAACTTCTTTAACCACACCAACTGCGGCTTTACCAGGCACACTCAATACAGTATTGTTACTACATTTTGACGGAGACGTTGGAAGTATAATAATGGATGATGATGATACTTTTGTACAAGATGTAAGATTTAGTGGAGGCGGAACAGCAACTAATATCACACTAAATGATCTAAGTGACTTTGGTGCAGAAATAAGAAGTATAGCAAGTGCAAATGTTTACGGACAATATGGTGTATACGGTGACGGTCCAGGAGTAGTAATGTACTTGATAGGTCAAAACCTAGCGTACATTGGTGCAGGTAAAGACAATAGTAATGATGTAAGTTCAGTTGTACAAACAAATGAAGTTGTAAAAAATAATGGTGCAAATGTTTATTACAGTACTGTTGATCACAAAGGTGATTTTAGAGTAGGAGATTTATTTAGAGTAGATCAGTCTACAGGTAATGTACAGTTTACAAATGCAGAATTCCTATTCAACAATAACCAAGGTATAACATTTACTGACGGATCCAATACAACAATTATAGATGGTACTAAAGTACAAACAGGAAATGTTAAATTTAGTGGCAACACAGTTGAAAGTGTTTCTGGTGCATTGAACTTAGATGCAAGTACAGGAACTATTAATTTACAAGATAATGTTAATATTACAGGTAATTTAGATGTTGCTGGAAATGTAACAATTGGCGGTAATATTACAATTGGTGACGATGCGACAGACAGCATACAAATTGGTGGTAGAATTGATAGTAATTTAATTCCTGCTACAGATGACACATACACAATTGGTAGTGATACACTTAATTGGTCAGAATTTCATGTAGGCAAAATGCTAGTTGATACACTAGAAATCAACGATAATTTCATAAAAACTAATGCTAGTAACGGAGATCTTAATTTATCTGCTAATGGTACTGGTAAAATAGTTATAGATAATTTGCAATTTGCAGATAATACGATAAGTAATGCAAGCGGAGATATAGTTCTTGATCCTAGTTCAGAGATAGTTACTGTTACTGGTACAGGAAGTTTAGTTCTTCCAAAAGGTACTACTGCACAACGTCCAGGTACACCTGAAACAGGTATGATAAGATACAATACCGAGTCAGGAGTTTTTGAAGCATATGACGGAGCATGGACAAACTTAGGTGGTGTATATGATGCTGACAGAGACACATATATTACACCGGAATTGACTCCTGGTGCTGATGATGACACTTTACGTTTTTATGCAGGCGGTGCTCTTGTAGCGGATGTAAGTCAAGAAAGATTCAACGTAGCAAGAATTGAAGTTGACGATATTGCTATTCACGGTTCTGTACTAGAAACAACTACAACTAATCAGGATCTTGAATTAAGAGCTAATGGTTCAGGTACGATAAGTATTGAGAACTTTAGTTTTAATGGTAGTACTATAACTAACCTAGTTGATGGCGAAACAACTATTTTACGTCAACAAGGTACAGGTTATTTTAAATTAGAAGGTACTGGCGGATTTGTTATTCCAGTTGGTACAAACGATAACAGACATCCTACTCCAGAAACGGGTATGATGCGTTATAATAGTATTGAGGACAGAGTAGAAATTTACGATGTTTCAAACAACTGGGTGTCAGTAGCTGGTGCAACAGGTGCTGTTACTTACAACGATGCAGAGGAAATAGCAATTCAACTTGCATTAACAATTTAGGAAAAAAGAAAGATGGCAACTAATTTTAAAAATGTTATAACAAAAGAAATAGGAACAGTAAGAGTTGCTGTATATACAACGCCACCGGCTAATAACACAACTATTATTGGACTTAGTGTTGCTAATATTACAGACAGTATTGTTTCTGCAAGTATTCTAATTGGTGACAGTGGAAGTAGTGTTGCATATCTTGTTAAGGATATGCCGATACCTGCGAATAGTACACTTAAACCAATTGGTAAAGGTGAAAAAATAATAATGCAGGCTGGTGATACATTATTTGTTGAATCTGACAAAACAGAATCATTAGATGTAATTACTAGTTTAGTGGAGATAGTGTAATGAGCAACTTTTTAGGACAAAGCGTCAGCGAACTAGTAGGTCAAACAGATTCAAGATACTTTTATGGATTAAGAAGAACTGATGAAGGCGAATTGTATCTAGTTAAAATTGACCAACTTAAAGGTGGCGAAACAGTTGAGATCAACCAAGGTGGTGATCCAGCAGATAATTTAGAGGATTTCGAACAAGGTGAAGACTTCTTCGAAGGTAGAGATGTTAAACATCAAAAGGTTTATAAAAACCTTAATTATGAACAGTATAAATGGGATAACAGGAGTTTATTGTATTATATTGACAGTACAGGACAATTAGTTGTCAGAGTCAATGAAGATTACACATATCCAAGTGGTGTCTAATAAATACATATATTATAAAGGGTAATATAAAATGGCAGATTTTAAATTAAGCAGAATTAGATTTACGTGGAGAGGACCTTGGGTATCTGGCTATGACTATAACATAGACGATATGATCGAAGTTGACGGTAAAACGTTTGTCTGTAAAAGAGTACATACATCAGCAACATTTGAAAACGACTTAGAAGGTGCTGATGTTTCACCAGCAACACCAAAATGGGAACTACAATCCGATGGTGCAGAATGGAGAGGCAACTGGACAGTTGCAACTAACTATTCAGCAGGGAACATTGTTAAGTATGGTTCAGGCATTTACAAATGTATTGAAGGGCATACTAGTGCCGCAACATTTAGTTCAGACACAGATGGACTAGTTGCTGACATTAACAAATGGGTAGTTGTTGCTGTATCAGATTCAGACTGGAAAACTACTTGGAACATTAATACTCTTTATAAAAGAAATGATATTGTAAGATACAATGGTATTGTTTACAAAGCTCTTAACCAACATATATCTGCCACAACTGTTGCGTCGGGCTTAGAAGCAAACCAAAGTGATTGGGCTGTACTTGCAGATAGCGATGCTTGGAGAGATTCATGGAGCATTGGTACAAGATATAGAGTAGGTGATTTAGTTAAGTATGGCGGTATTGTATATCGTTGTATATTAGGACATACATCTGCAGATAATCTTTCACTAGGTTTAGAACAAGACCAATCTAAATGGGAAGTTTTAGTTGACGGTGTAGAATATAAAGGTCTACACGGAACAAATACACGATACAAAGTAGCAGACGTTGTAAGACGTGGTCCTAACTTAATGAAATGTATTTTAGCACATACTTCTACAACTTTTGCAGACGATCAAGCCGCAAACAAATGGGAAGTATACTTACCAGGTACAGAATACGAAGGCGGCTGGCAATCAGCTGAGAGATATCAACCAGGCGATGTTGTACAATATGGTGGTTATACATACAAGTCAAAAACTTATAATGTTGCAACTGAACCAAGTCAAAATACAGACGACTGGGACGTAACATTTACTGGTTATCGTTTTCAACAAACTTGGAATCAACTAGGTGGTGACAGTAGTGTACCTACTTACTTAACAGGTGATGTTGTAAGATTTGGCGGAGACCTATACATTGCATTGGTAGACAATACCAATGTACAACCAGGAACAGATGCAAATACTTGGGAACTATTAATTGACGGACGTGACTTTAGAGATTCATGGGAAGACAATGTAGAATATTACAAAGGTGACATTGTTACTTGGAGAGGTACAAGTTACGTTTGTTTAACATATCATAGATCAAGTGCATCTGCTAGTAGACCAGACTTAGACCAAGATGTTCCAGATAACGACTACTGGAAGGTAATGATTCAAGGTACAGTGACAAACAAACTTGCTGTAAAAGGTGACTTAAAAACTTTTGACGATCAAGACTCTACAGCAGTTGACACTTTAAGATTACCTATAGGAACACAAGGTCAAGCGTTACGTGTAACAAGTGGCTTACCTTCATGGGACACAATTGATTTTGCAAACAAAGTATACTATGTTGCAGAAAACGGAGTTGACGATGCTACAGTTGGTGGCAGTTTAGAAGCTCCATTTAGAACAATAAGATTTGCTTGTAATTATATTCTTGCAGATGAAGCAACACGTTCTGGATTAAGACCAAGATATTTTGAACAAGCAACTTATAGAATGCAACTTAACCAAGATTATATAGCACAAGAAACTGTTGCTTGGGTAAACGCACAAATTGCAGTTGGAACAGGCATATGGTCAGGCTTTACATATGATGCAGATAAGTGTGAAAGAGATACAGCAATTATTGTTGCAGGTATGATCCAAGATTTAACATACAGCGGAAACTTTAATTCAAGAAATAATGCGGCATCCTATTACAATGGTGCTACAAGTTTAGTAAATGGACAAGAAGCACAAACAGTAGCGGCATTAGAATATGCAAGAGATTTAATTAACAATTACATATTACCAGGTACTGCACATACTAGATTAGGACTTGTTTATTCACAAAACAATCCAGCAGGTTCAACTTCAGAGTCAGGTGCAGATACAAGAGTAACAACATTGTTTGCAGGTATTACAGATACAATTACAAACGGATTAGGTAGTTTACCTACTCTTACAATGCCACCTGCTAGAGGCGGAGCAACAATATTTGTGAAAACAGGTGAATATGCAGAAGTGTTACCAATTAGCGTACCAGAAGACGTTGCTATTGTTGGAGACGAATTACGTTCAACAACAGTACGTCCTGCTATAAATGGTAAAGATCAATTATTAGACGAAAAAACTTACATACATGGTATTCCACAACCACAAGAACAATTAATTATTCCTTCGGATAATGTTACAAAAAATATGTTCTTAGTAAGAAATGGTTGCGGCATACGTAGAATGACTTTAAAAGGATTGACGGGAACTTTATCAGATGCAAACGCATACGGAACTAAACGTCCTACAGCAGGAGCATATGTTTCATTAGATCCAGGAACAGGCCCAGATGATCAAAGTGTTTGGGTAAGAAATAAATCAACATATGTACAAGGTGTAACAACATTAGGTACTGCTTGTGTAGGAATGAAAATTGATGGAGACCTACATAACGGTGGTAATAAATCATGTGTTGCAAACGATTTCACACAAGTATTAAGCGACGGTATAGGATATTGGGCTAACGGTGAAGGTAAATCAGAACTTGTTAGTGTGTTTACATATTATAACCATATTGGTTATCTTGCAGAAAATGGCGGAATATTACGTGCAACAAATGGTAACAACTCCTATGGTACATTTGGAAGTGTTGCAGAAGGATTTGATGTAACTGAAGTTCCTGTTGCGGCGGAAGTAGACAACCAATCAGGAGAAGCAAGATTTGATAGAATTTTAACAAACGGTAGTGAAGTCCTTCATTATGCATACGAACATGCAGGACAAAATTATACAAGTGCTACAGCAACTTATACAGGTCCAGGTACAGGTATTGATGCACGTTGGGAAGAATTTAGAACAAATGCAATTAGTAATATTAGACTAGTTCAACCTGGCGATTCAACACAAATAGGTGGAGCTGGTTACAAATTTATCAGTAACTATGCTAGAGGTGGAACACAAAATACATTATTACTTGCTAATGCTGAAGCAAGAACTCCAGCACAATTAGAAGGTATGGCAGTTTATATTACAGCAGGCGCAGGAGCAGGACAGTATGGATATATTCACAGTTATGATGATCCAACAAACACAGCAACAGTATACAGATACAGTACAGGTACAGCAGGTTGGGATCAATTAATTCCAGGTAGACCAATTAATTTTGTTTTAGACGACAGTACGTTTTATGAAATTGAACCTCGTGTAACAGTAGGTGCTCCTCCGTGGACACAAACTGCAACAACAGTTCAAGCAGGTTTAGGATTATCAGGTTTTGGTGCAGGTAAGTTTTACTATCCACTAAGTGGAACAAATGATGTATATGTAACATCAGATGGTGGAGATACTTGGACAACAACAAGTGTAAGCGAAAGTAATACTTGGGACGCAAGATCTAAGTACGGAGATTTAATGATGTTTGCGGCAGGTGGTTCTGCTAATCTACACTATTCAAATGATGGTGTAGGTTGGGACACTTCAACATTACCTGCAACTTCTAACTGGACTGGTATAGCACAAGGTGGTGCTAGTAACGATAAAGTAATGGTTGTAGCAAACGGAAGTGATACTGCTTACATTGGTACAATTGGTACAGGTGGAGATAGTACAGTTGCTCCGACAACATGGACAGCAGTAACATTAAACGCAAGTAGAGCATGGCAAGGAGTTGTGTTTGGACAAGGTTTATGGTTTGTGTTTAGCTCAGATGGTTATTATGAATATTCAGCAGATGACGGATCAAGTTGGACAGCAGGAACATTGCCTACAATGGGACCAGGAGAATCATACAGTGATGTTGCTTATGGTAACAACACTTGGGTATTGACAATGGCGGCAAGTGATAGAATGTTCTATAGTGATGACGCAGTAAATTGGCAAGACTCAGATATTAAAGGCGACAGTGTAGATGAAGATTGGAGCGTAGCATACGCAGGCGGTGTGTTTGTAATGGCAAGTGCTCAAGGTTCAAATGCATATAGCGATCAAGGTAAACATTGGACAATTTTTGGAAGTGCAAATGCTAACCAAACATCTGTTGCAGGTGGAATATACTTAGACAGACCTACATTCTTAACAAAAGGCACAAGTGCAACTGGAGAAAGAATACAAGGTGGTAAGACTGCACACTTGAGAGTAAACATTGCAAATAACAATATTAGTGAATTTGTTATAATGGATCCAGGTAGTGGATATACTGTAGCACCTTCAGTTGTTGTTACAGACCCAGAAGAATATACTGAACCAAGTATTGCAGTAAATATAAATGATGGTGTGCTTGCACAACCTACAATGTACAATAGAGGAACAGATTATTTGACTTTAATTGGTACGATAACAGGAACAGGTTTTGCTGATGAATATCAATTAGGAAATAATCTTGTAATCAAAAATGCAACAAAAGTTCCAAAAGCAGGTTCAAACATTAACTTTGCAGGACAACCTGGTACACTTTACAAAATTGTTAAAGTATTAAGCAGTTCAGGCACTGCACCAAACTTTAGTGCAAAACTTCAAATTAGTCCGGTATTAGCAGTTGCTACATCACCTGATCATGAAGAAGCAGTAACGTTTAGAGAAAGATATAGTAGTTGTAGACTTACAGGTCATGACTTCTTAGATATTGGTACTGGTAACTTCCAAGATACTAACTACCCAACATTATATAAGTTTGGTAGAACAGCCGCTAATGAAACAAGACAAGCAAACGAAATTGTTGAAAATAATGGCGGTAGAGTATTCTACACAAGTACAGACCAAGACGGTAACTTCAGAGTTGGTGAACTATTTAGAGTTTCACAGTCAACTGGTGGTGTTACACTTAACGCAGACTTCTTTGATTTAGGAGGTCTAGATGAGTTGAGACTTGGTGGTATCCAAGTTGGTGGTACTCAAGCAACAATTAAAGAATTTTCAACAGATAATACTATGACTGCTAATAGTGATAGTGTAGTACCAACACAAAAAGCAATTAAGGCATATCTTGAAAATAGAATTACTGGCGGTGGAGCCACATTGTTTACTAACGCAATTACAGCAGGTGTAGTTGTTGTTACTGGACAAGAAATTAAAACCACTGAAGGTATAATAAATGTAACCAACCAGATGAACATGAACAGCGGTTCACCAGACGGAGACATGGCGGCACAAGGCTTCTTTGTCCACGGAATGGATGATCGTAACGAGTTTAACGGGTAAGGATAAATAGTATAAGCTAGGAAACGGAGCAAAAAATGGCAGAATTTAAGTTAGGAAGAATTAGGTTTATATGGAAAGGGAGCTGGGCAGGTTCTACTTCATACCTAAAAGATGATATCGTAAGATACGGTGGACGTACTTACGTTTGTGTTACAGGACACACATCTACATCAAATTTTTATACAGACGAAAGCAACTGGAACAAATTCAGTGATGGTCAAGAATGGAAAAACGACTGGACAACAGGAACGTTTTATAAACAGAATGACATCGTAGCATACGGTGGTATTTTGTATATTTGTAATACTGGTCACACTGCCGGTTCAATTCTAGAAAATGATCAAGAAAAATGGGACTTGTTTGCTACATCTATCGAATGGCGCTCCACATGGTTAGCTGGGCAAACTTACAAAGCGAACGACTTGGTCAAATATGGCGGAAATATTTACTTTTGTAACACTGGTCACACTGCCGCGGCTACTGATGCATTAGGACTTGAAGCTAATATTGTAAGTTGGGATTTATTCTCAGAAGGTGTAGACTGGAAAGGTCCATGGGCTCCGAATACAAGATATAAAAGTCAAGATATTGTAAAATATGGCGGAACTGTATATGTTGTAAACCAAGGACATACTAGTGCGGCATCTAATGCACTTGGCTTAGAAGCAGACCAATCTAAATGGGATTACATGAACCAAGGCTTTGAATTCAAAGGTGCTTGGACAAATAACACAAGATATAAAGTTAATGATGTTGTAAAATACGGTGCAACACTTTGGATTTGTACAACTCATCATACTTCAGTTGTAGTAGCTGAAGACTCTGGATCAGGAACACTTAAAGCTGACGAAGATAATTGGTCAGTATTTGTACCTGGACTAGAATTTGAAGATACATGGGATTACAATACAAACTATCAGCCAGGTGACTTTGTTACTTTTGGTGGATACATGTATGTTGCCGCAGTTAACAACTACAACATTCAACCAGGTTTAGATGTAACTTGGGAACTATTAACTACAGGATTTAGAAACAGAGGCGCATGGGGCGAAGACTCTACTCAACAAGAATATAGAGTTGGTGATGTTGTTAGACTAGGTGGTTACACTTATCTTGCAATATCTAATCATACAGGACAGCGTCCACCTAATGCAACTTATTGGGAAAGATTAAACCAAGGTATTGAATGGAAAAATACTTGGGCAGATGCTACTTTCTACGATGCAGGAGACGCAGTAAGATATGGCTTAATAAGTTATATTTGTATTCTTGCACACACATCAGATACAGCAAAACGTCCAGATAACGATTCTTTAGGAACATACTGGAATAACTTAGCATCAGGTGCTGAGGAAAGTGCTTTAACAACAGATGGTGATTTACTTTACTTTAGTGGTTCTGGACCAGCAAGATTACCAATTGGTGATGAAGGTCAAGTGCTTGCAGTTAGCAACACAGGAATACCGCAATGGGTAGATTTTGGTGCAGTTGAAGATGTTTACTATGTTGCAGGTAATGGTGTAGATGCACCTGCTCCTACATATGGTGTAACAATTGACAGACCATTTAAAACAATTAGATATGCTTGTGAAGCAATATTAAACGGACCTAAAAATCCTAATGCTTCTTACTTGTTAGAAGTAAACAGAAGTTTCATACAAAAAGAAATTGGTAACTGGTGTTTAGAACAAATTGTTAACCAGATAAGTCCGTTCTTTATTGGATTTAACTTTAACCAAGCGGCATTTGAAAGACTAATGGGCTTTGTTATAGATGGTATTATACAAGATCTTAAACACGGTGGAAACACAAACATGCGTAGAGTTGCAACAACTTTTGCAAATCAAACAGATGGTGATTGGTTCAATGTAGGCGGTGAAGCACAAAATATTGCGGCATTAAATTACATGTATACATTGATAGGTAATGTTATTAACAGTACTGATCCTACAACTAACTACCAAGACGCAAGAAGTGTACCAACTGGAGATCAATCATTACAAATTAAAGATACAACTAAGCCAGCTGAAACAAATGTGTACACAAGAATTAATACACTAAACGGTTATGCTACAGGCTCAATTGGACTAGGCGGCGGTTATACAATACCTACTTTAGAAGAAATACACAAAACAGTACGTGTACTCACAGGTGAGTATAAAGAAGTTCTACCTATTAGAGTACCAGCATTAACTGTTGTTTTAGGTGATGAATTACGTAGTACAAGAGTTAAACCAGCTGGATCATTAACAAGTTCAAGTGATACTACTTACAGTTTAGCAGGTATATTACACATGCAAAGTATTATTGATGACATTATTCAAGGGTCAGCAGTAACGGCGCAAACAGGTAATAGTGTAACGCAAAACGTTAGTAAGCCTCATTCAAACGCAGGCACAGCAACAACTTTAACAAATCTAGCACAGCAACTTTATGATTATATTGATTACAAAGTTAATGGCGTGTCAGGCGATTCAAGTGCACCAGCATTTGGTGGAACTAACACAAGAGTTGATGATGAAAACATTTATGCGGCTGTTAGATTATTAGAACTTAATAAAGATTTCATTGCAGAAGATGTTACAAAATACATTGCTGTAAATTATCCTGCATATGTTTTTGATGTAACAGCATGTAAAAGAGATGTTAAAGCATACATTGACGGATTCATTTATGACTTAGTTTACACTGGTAACTATAAAACACTATACAATGGTATATATTACTATAATAGTGTGTCTGGTTCTACACTAGAAAACATGTTCTTATTAAGAGATGGTACAGGTGTACGTAATGCAACACTAAGTGGTTTGACAGGTACATTAGGATCAGCTAACTCATTTGGTACAAAACGTCCAAGTGCAGGTGCATATGCATCACTTGATCCAGGATGGGGACCAGCAGACTCTAGTGTTTGGATCAACAACAGATCACCATATGTACAAGGTGTTACAAACTTTGGTACAGCATGTGTTGGTATTAAAGTTGATGGTTCATTACACGATGGTGGTAACGATTCGATTGTTGCTAACGACTTTACACAAGTACTATCAGATGGTATTGGTGCATGGGTTACAAACTTAGGTAGAGCAGAACTAGTTTCAGTGTTCTCATACTACGGACACGTAGGTTACCTAGCAGAAAACGGTGGTAAGATTAGAGGTACTAATGGTAACTGTTCATACGGTGACCACGGTGCAGTATCAGAAGGCGTTGATGCAACTGAAGTAGCAATTGAAGCACAAGTTGACAACCAAAAATTAGAAGCACAAATTGGCAGTGTGTTAACAGATGGACAAAATATTGTTCATGTAGAATACTCACATGCAGGACAAGATTACACTACAGCAACATATGGCTTTAGTGGTGCAGGTTTTGGAGCGGCAGTAAGTGCGGCAAATGTTGTTAACGGTGGTTTAAATGAAATAAGATTACGTAACCCCGATGATGGATCTACATATGATGCCGATGGCAATCCAGATTCATTTGGTGGACGTGGATACAACACAAGCACAAATACTGCACAGGCAGGTACTACAACACAAATTACACTTTCAAACACAGAATCAGCAGGCGCTGGTGACTATGTTGGAATGCGTATTGTATTAATAAGTGGTACAGGTGTTGGACAGTATGCAAGAATTGTAACTTATAACGCAAATACAAAAGTAGCAACATTAGCAAAAGAATCAGACGGCACAGCAGGTTGGGATACGTTCCATCATAGCAATGCTATCGAAGCGGCACTAGATGCAACTACAACTTATATTGTTGAGCCAAGAGTTTCATTTACAGGCGGTGGCGGAACAGGTGCTATTGTTAGAGCTAAAGTAAGTGATGGAAGAATCACACAATTTAGAATTGTAAATCCAGGAAGCGGATATACAAGTGCTCCTACAATGACTGTTACTGATCCAAGTTCAACATTAGATGTTCCACACACAGTAAGATTTGGTGACGGAGTATTAACACAACCTACATTTAGTAATAGAGGTGTTGACTATGAAACAGCAAGTGCTGAAATTACAACAGGTGATGGTTTTGCAGATATATTCCAAACAGGACAATATCTAAACGTAAAAGGATTGACTGCTACACCGCAAGAAGGTTCAAACATTACAATTAATGGAGATAGTAGATACTTCAAAATTGTTGCTGTAAGAGAACTTTTAGGTACAGTAGGAAATCAAACAGCAAATATTCAATTAAGTCCAGACTTAGGTATTGAAACTGCTCCGGCACACAATGCGGCAGTAGCAATTAGAATACGTTACTCACAAGTACGTTTAACAGGTCATGACTTCCTTGATATTGGTACAGGTGGATTTAGTGATACTAACTATCCTAATACACCGTTAATAAATCCTGATCCAGCAGATGAAGTTAAAGAATATGGCGGAGGAAGAGTATTCTATACATCCACTGACCAGGACGGTAACTTTAGAGTTGGTAGATTGTTCAACGTTGAGCAGGCTACAGGACAAGCGAGCTTGAACGTTAATGCGTTCTCACTAGCAGGACTGCAAGAATTATCACTAGGTGCAGTTGGCTTAGGTGCTGGCGGTGCAGTAATTAACGAATTCTCAACAGATGGTACAATGAGTGCAGACTCAGACAATGTTGTACCTACGCAGAGAGCAATTATTGCTTATATTAACTCACAAATTGGTGGTGGATCTAGTTCACTTAACGTGAACGCCATTACTGCTGGTGTGGTAAATATTACTGGTGATACAATTAGTACATCAACCGATGTACCGATTAATGTTAACGCTCAAATGAACTTTACAGGAGGCATATCCGGAGATCCGGTGGCACTACAATACTTCTTAAAGTAACTGATAAATACAAATGGAGATAAAATAAAATGGCAAATGGCGTACTAGGAAAAAACGATCTATCAGCTTCAACTAACACCTCTGTGTACACAGTACCAGGTGGAACGTATGCTGTAGCATCGGTTAATATATGTAATAGAGGTTCCAACACTGCAAGCATTAGAATTGCAATTGGTGCTTCAGCAACCCCTTCAAACAGTGAATACATTGAATATGATGTTGCACTAGCACCAAACGGTGTTCTAGAAAGAACAGGTTTAGTAATAGGGGAGAATCAAATTTTAATTTGTAGATCTAGCGAAGCAAGTGTTTCAGCAGTTGCTTATGGCATTGAAACTACACTACCGGCGTAAAGGATAGTATTATGGGAAGAAGAATTTCAATTGGAGCGGCACCAGGAGGAAATACTATTGCCTATGGTAGCACTGCCCAAAGACCAGATACAGCTGGAGCAGGTTTTTTAAGATTCAATACTGATAGAAACTTTCTTGAATTTTACAACGGCACAGCATGGTTACCGGTTGGTACATTTCAAACTGTATCTACAAGTAGTAATGTTACTGCAACAGCAGGACAAGCAATCTTTTTAGATACTACAAGTGGTGGACGTACAGTTACGTTACCAGCAAGTCCAGCTATTGGTGATACTGTAAGAATATTTGATGTTGCAAGAACATTCGACTCAAATGCTTGTACAGTAGGACGTAATGGTGAAAAAATTATGGGTGATACGTCAGACATGACTATTAGTACAGAAGGTGCTTCCTTCGATATGGTATATAGTGGTTCAGGTCAAGGTTGGCGTTTATTATCTGTCTAATAATTGAGGAATTAGTAAATGGCATCTTATGCAAGTTATAAAAAAGTAAAAGCCGAAAGTATTGCACCCGGTGCAATTACAGGCGCTAAGTTACAAGCAGGCGCAGGTAATGCCTACGGCGTACAATGGATCTATAACGAACGCGGAAGAACTTGCCATAACTGTTCTAACAACGGAAACTGTTGCGAACAAGCAAACGGTAAATGTTGTCTCTGGACTGTTCCAGCGAATGTTGGTAAAGTAACATTTGAAATATGGTCCGGTGGCGGTGGAGGAGCAGGTCACACTTGTTGTAACTGTTGTTCTTTCAGTGCTGGAGGAGCAGGTGGAAACTATGCAATTCAAACAATTGAAACTACTCCAAACTGTCAGTATACAATATGTGCAGGCGGTTCTTGGAGATGTGAAAAAGCACATACATGCTCAGCAGGAATGGGATGTCGTTCATATGTAAATGGACATAACCTATCAAACTTCTGTGTAACAGGAGGTTGTGGCGGTTGGATGTGTAATGGAGATGCATGGGGTCCAAGACACCAAGGTACATGTGCAAACTGTAATATTTGCGGTGGCTTTGGAGCCGACTTTACAATTATGGGTACAACAGGATTCAGAACAGGTGGTTCAGCATGTCGTTGCCATGGACAAACAAGTTTTACTGGTCAAGCGCCATTGATTGGTAGAATGCAAGCTGTATCAACATCTGAAGCATGGTGTGCATGTGGTTGTTATGTAAATTGGCCTGCAGGCGGCGGACAATCAGGCGTTTCACCTTATTGTGAAACTGCTGAAAAATGTTGTGCTGGTGGTTCAGGACAAGGTGGCTCAGGTATAGTAAAGATAACGTATGTTTAGGATAGGGGAATAGAATGGCATCGTATGCAAGTTATAAGAAGATAACAACAGCACAGTTTGATGATAACTCTATCTCAGGTGCTAAGTTAGCACCAGGAGCTGGTAACCAAGCATGTATAAAATACATTTATGCAGACAGAGGTTTAGCATGTCAAGCATGTGCGGCTAACGGTAGTTGTTGTGCTCAGTCATGTGGACGTTGTTGTTTATGGACAGTACCAGGTAACGTAAGTAAATTAATTTTTGAAATTTGGTCAGGCGGCGGAGGCGGCGCAGGACAAACATGTTGTAACTGTTGTAGTTTTTCAGGCGGTGGAGCCGGAGGTAACTATGCAGTAAAAAGTATTAGTACTACTCCAGGATGTCAATATACTGTATGTGCAGGCGGAGCGTGGCCATGTAATAAGTCACACACTTGTTCAGCAGGAATGGGCTGTCGTTCATATGTTAACGGACATAATTTAAGTAACTTCTGTGTTACTGGCGGTTGTGGCGGTTGGATGTGTAACGGTGATGCTTGGGGTACATATGATAAATCCTATGGTTGTGCAAACTGTAACATTTGTGGAATGTTTGGTGCAGACTTTGGTATTATGGGATTTGTTGGTAACAGATTAGGTCACTCAGGTTGTCACTGTCAAGGTGCAGACCATACTTCAACTGGCGGAGCACCTATGTTAGGTGGAATGGTACACCAAATGAGTTTAACAGAAGCCTGGTGTGGTTGTGGTTACTATGTTAACTGGCCAGCAGGTGGATCAAGTACAGGATTATCAAGCTACTGTGATAACGCAGAAAAGTGTTGTGGCGGTGGTCAAGGACAAGGCGGATCAGGCATCGTAAAAATTACGTTTGCTTAAGAAAGAGGAAATATTATGGCAACATATGCAAGTTATAAAAAAGTCAACGTTGATGCAATAGAAGACGGTTCACTTACCTCTGGAACTTTAGAACCAGGTGCAGGACACAATTTAGGTGTGCAATGGATCTATAACCAAAGAGGTTTAGAGTGTCATCAGTGTGCTAACAACGGAGATTGCTGTGGACAAACTAACGGAATGTGTTGTTTGTGGACAGTACCAGCAAATACTGGATCAGTTACTTTTGAAATATGGAGTGGCGGTGGCAGTGGTGCTGGCGGAACTTGTGCAAACTGTTGTATGTATACAATTTCAGGACAGGGCGGTAACTATGCAATAAAAACAGTATCAACATCACCAGGATGTCAGTACACAGTTTGTGCTGGAGGTGCATGGCCATGTGAAAAATCACATACATGTTCAGCTGGTATGGGTTGTAGAAGTTATGTAAATGGACATAATCTAAGTAATTTTTGTGTTGTAGGAGGCTGTGGAGGCTGGAACTGTAACTCAGATGCTTGGGGAGTATATGATAGATCATGGGGCTGTGCGAACTGTAATATTTGCGGTTTCTGGGGTGCAGACATGGGTATGATGGGCGACAGTGGTATGCGTTTTGGTAACGGATATCATCACTGTAGAAGAAGAGGTCAATGGACAGGAGCGGCACCAATTATTGGTAAACGTTCATTCCAATCTGCTTCAGAAACTTGGTGTGTATGTGGCTGTTATACAAACTGGCCAGCAGGCGGCGGCGCATCAGGAGAAAATTCTTATTATGATAACGCTCACAAATGCTGTGCAGGCGGAGCCCAAGGTGGTTCTGGAGTGGTAAGAATTACATTTATGTAATAATGATAAATACGAATAAGGAGCAATGAAATAAAATGCCAGTAAAATATATAGCAAAAGAGTTTACTTACCCTATTCCGGATGCTTGGATTAGTGATCAGTTCACAGCGGGTAAGACAGGAACTTGGACTTACGAAGGTCCAGAGTTTCTTACATTTGAAATAGATAACGAATCAGGTAAAGAATCTGGTTGGTGCCTATGGTTAGATGAAGATTTAGAAAGACCAACACCGTTGGATTGTACAAGAGTAACAGTAGATTGTAAAGAAAATCCTTTACTTTGTGAAATTGCTAATGATGCAGGAAAACCTGAAGCATTAAAATTACGTGAAGAAAGAGAGTGGCAAGTAGCATACGAAAGCCCAGCAGGTTACGAAAACTGTGAAACATTACGTGATGAAGATTTTGAACCACGCGATATCTACGATGAGTTTAATATCACATATGATTTTGAAACAAAAGAATTTAACATTCCTGTTAAAAACTGGGATACACATGGTGTACCATCAAGTTTTGATTGGGATGAATTTAGAAAATTAAGAAATAGAATGCTTGAAGATGCAGACGGCGTTATTGATGATGGTATGCCTGACGCAATACGTCAAAAATGGTTAGATTACAGACAGCTATTAAGAGATGCACCTGAAGCATTAAAAGAATTTGACGCAGGTTTAGCAATACAGATGATGCCAAGTCCACCAATTAGTGCTCCAAAAGGTGATGACCAGGTTGATGACGCTGAGAAGAATAAACAAGACTAAACCAAAACCTATTTCGCTTTTATCATTTTACTAACGTCCTCCCTATAAATATTTTATAATATTTAGGAGGACGTTTTTTGTCTAGATCAACAGCATTTTTTATCAATGGTGGCGCAGGCCGGGTAATCACATCAATTCCTGCGTTTGAAAAATTCGAAGAAGAAAACCCAGATAACGATTTCATCATTGTGTGCGAAGGTGGTATGGACTTTTACAAAGGACATCCTACACTACATAAACGTGCCTATGACGTATGGCATAAAAATTTATTCGAAGATTATATTAAACATAGAGATTGTGTAAGTCCAGAACCTTATAGGGTATGGGAATACTATAATCAAAAAGCCAGTATAGCACAAGCATTTGATATTATTATTAACAACAAAGGCTTGAGAGAATTAGGTGAGCCAAAAGTATTTCTAAACAAGCAAGAAATAGTATCTGGCTTTAATGTTGTACAAGAAGTCAAAGCAAAAACAGGATTAGATAAAGTTTTAGTATTCCAACCATTTGGAAGAAGTACGCAAAATATGGGCGATTTTATTATTGATCCAACAAGTAGAAGTTTTCACTTAAATGACACAATTGAAATTATTAATCAATTAAAGAAAGATTACGCTGTAATTTTAATGAGTGAATTTCCTATAGCATTAGATGAAAATGATTCTAGTAAAACTCCAGTAGCTATGCCACAGATACCTGATACACGTACTTGGGCAAGTATAATTGAAATAGCTGATCATTTTTTAGGTTGTGATAGTTTAGGACAACACTTAGCAAAAGCATTAGGTAAGACAGCAACTATTGTTACTGGCAGTACTTTTCCTATAAACATTTCGTATCCTAATGATAGTACATTTGATATTATTGATGTAGGTGAAGGTAAAAGAACTTACAGTCCTATACGTACAACATTAGAAGATTGGCAAGATCGTGTAAACGATGAAGTCATGGAACTTGGTAAAGAAAACATTAGTAAAGTTGTTGCTAGTTGTAAAAAAGCATTAGGTAAAAGTGAAAAATTTACAGGCACTTATACACCAATGGTACCGCAACCAACAACTTGTGATAATCCTAATCACGACCACGGACAACAGCCAGCACAAATATTAAACAGAACAGGAAAGTAATGGAATTTGATAATTATGCACACGGCTTATTACCGTTATATTTTATAGAAAGTGCTTATGAAAGTTATAAAAACTTTTTAAAGTGCTTTGACATGGAATCAGAAAGTCATAGAGACAGCGGAGATAGCACAACTTTTTACTTGCAAAATTATGAATATCCTGTTACAATAGACGATAAGTATTTAGATTTTATAAAGAAGCATGTTGCTAATATGCCTTATAAAAACATACAGCATAGTAAGAGTTGGTGGATAGAATATCCAGAACACAGTTATGCAGGTATGCACTCGCATACACCAGGTAGACAATTTACTTGTGTTTTGTTTTTAGATGATTATATTGAAGATGAACAACATCCACATGCAGGTTATCTATACGCTGTATTGAACAACGGAAATAAAATGACATATCAAGAGTGGAAACCAGAAGCAGGTAAATTAATTATATTAGACGGTAGAGTGTGGCACGGTACATATCCAACAAGACAGCGTAGAAGAGTTTTTGTTACAGACTTTACATTTGACGTAGGAGAATTTTAATTATGGCGCAATGGATAGCAGGTATAACTAGAGGACACAATGGAGCAGTTTGCCTGTTGAAAGACGGCGAAGTTGTTTTTAGTTTAGAAGAAGAAAGACTTTCAAGACAAAAATATGATGGAGGTCCGTTAGCAGGTATGGTTAAAATACTTGAATATACAGACAAACTTGATTATTTAATTATAGCACATACACAACCGTTAAAAGAATCTGCAGGTAAGATTGATTTTAGTGGTGATGACATATATACTGGTCTTGCACGTAAACTTGGACTTATAGAGAGAAAGTATGAAGGTACTGATCATCCACAAGTGTTAGATTATGCATTTGTGCATCACAAATTACATGCGGCGTGTGCATTTTATCGTTCAGGATTTAAAAGTGCCACAGCAGTTATTGTAGATGGTGCTGGCACATTCATTCCTATGAATTTCGGTGGCAATCAAGAAATGACATGGGAACTAGAAACAATATTTAATTGTGAGTATCCTGCTAACATCAAAACACTTTGGAAACATCAAGGTGGGCGTGGACCTTATATGAGTGCTAAAATGACAATACCTAGTGAACGTGAAGGCGAAAGCGGAACACATGAATTAATTATT